CAAGGATTTTCTGGATTATGGTTGGGATGCTGAGTCATATTGCCACCGTATCTATTCGGGTAAAGAAAAAAGTAATGAAGCACCAGTAACAATCACGACCTGGCAATCTGTTTATAAACTTGATAGATCTTTCTTTGAAGACTATGGTGTTATTATAGGTGATGAAGCACATTTATTCAAGTCTAAGTCTCTTATCAACATCATGACTAAACTACACCATGCTAAGTATAGATTTGGATTCACTGGCACTTTAGACGGCACACAGACGCATAAGTGGGTGTTAGAGGGACTGTTTGGACCATCTTATAATGTGACAAGAACTGATGAGTTGATGAGACAAGGACATCTTTCTCAACTTGATATTCAGTGCCTAGTACTTAAGCATCCTCCACAAACATTTGAAACATATAATGATGAGATTGAATATTTAATTTCTCATGAACAAAGAAATAGATTTATTAAAAATCTTGCATTAGATCTAAAAGGTAATACTCTCATTCTTTTTGCAAGAGTTGAAGCACATGGTGCTGTGCTTTATAATGAGATAAATACTAACAAGGGTGAAGACCGTAAGGTATTTTTCGTACATGGAGGAGTAGATGCAGAGGAAAGAGAACAAGTAAGAGAAATAACTGAACAAGAAAACAACGCTATTATTGTTGCTTCTTATGGAACTTTTTCTACAGGTATTAATATTAAAAAACTCCATAATGTTATCTTTGCCTCTCCAAGTAAGTCAAGAGTCCGCAATCTTCAAAGTATTGGACGAGTTCTTAGAAAAGGAAAAGACAAAGTAAAAGCAACTCTATATGATATATCAGATGATTGTTCAACAAAGTCTAGAAGAAATTATACACTGAATCATTTTATAGAAAGAATCAAAACATATAATGAAGAAAACTTTAACTATGAGATAATCACTATTCAATTAAAAGTATGATAGAAGACGATTTTTACTGCACACTCAAATTAAAATCAGGTGAAGAGATATTTGCTAAAGTAGCTGCATCTGAAGAAGAGGATAGAACAATGTTATTGGTTTCAAATCCAATAGTTGTTAATGAGATAAAGGGAAAAATGGGAGCAGTAGGATATAAAATAGAACCGTGGTTAAAAACAACAACTGATGATATGTTTATCATTAAATTAGATGATGTTCTTACTTTGTCAGAATCAGATGATGTTGAAATGATTATGATGTATCAAGATTATATTAGATCGTCTAATAAAAATGGTAATAACCATTCTCAAATAGATCGTAAGATGGGTAGATTGGGAAATGTGAATGATGTAAAAGAGATTTTAGAGAAGATATTTAAAAGTACCTAAGCCATTCCTATGAACCACCACAGAGTTAGTCTATAGGACATTCAATAACTTGTCAAGTAATGCTAAAGATGATATAATCTATACATATTATGAGATAAACTTATGATAAGACCGATGACTAAAAGAAAGAGGTCAGAACATTATGTGAATAACAAAGAGTTCTTGGCTGCTATTATTGATTACAGATGTAATGTTGAAAATTCATTTATTAAAAAATATGGAAGAGAACCAGTAAAGGAAGATTGGCCAAAGAGATGGGATACGAAACCACCAATCACTAGATACATTGGAGAGTGTTTTCTTAAGATTGCAAATCATCTATCTTTCAAACCAAACTTCGTGAACTATATGTTCAAAGAGGACATGATTTCTGATGGAATAGAAAATTGTGTTCAATACGTCCATAACTTTAATCCAGAAAAATCCCAGAATCCCTTTGCGTATTTCACTCAGATTATTCATTATGCTTTTCTGCGTCGTATTCAGCGAGAGAAAAGACAGTTAGAAATCAAGAACAAGATCATTGAACGGTCTGGTTACAGTGAGGTGTTTGACGACAACAACACCCTTGACGGATCAAACTACTCAGAATATAATAGTATCAAAGACGCAGTGCATTCCAAGCTCCGTAATTAATGAAAGTTGTAATCATTACCGATCAACACTTTGGTGCCCGCAAGAACTCTAAGTTATTCCACGACTATTTTCTAAAGTTCTATAATGATATTTTCTTTCCATACTTGGAAGAGAATGATATCAAAGTGGTGATTGATATGGGAGATACCTTTGATAGTCGTAAAGGTATTGACTTCTCTGCACTAGCATGGGCAAAGAATAATTACTACGATAGATTACAGGACATGGGCATTCGTGTTCATACTATCGTTGGTAATCATACTGCATATTACAAAAATACTAATGAGGTCAATGCTGTTGATCTTCTTCTGCGTGAGTATGATAATGTCACAGTTTACTCAGAAACAACTGAAGTTGAGATAGGTAATCGCAATATACTTTTTATTCCCTGGATTAATCAGGACAATGAGGAAAAGACTTTCAAAGTTATTGAAAATTCAAATAGCAAGTGCGCGATGGGGCACCTTGAACTCTCAGGATTTAGAGCTCATAGAGGTTGCGTCATGGATCATGGTCATGCAAGCGAACTATATAAAAAGTTCACCAAGGTCTACTCCGGTCACTATCACACTCGATCGGATGATGGACGAATCTATTACTTGGGCAATCCCTATGAGATGTTCTGGAACGATGTAGATGATCAAAGAGGATTCCATCTTTTTGATACAGAAACTCTGGAGCACACTCCAGTAAACAATCCATATCGAATTTTTTATAATGTTTATTACAATGACGATCCTTATCAATTATTTGATGTAAGTGAGTATAAAAATAAAATTGTTAAAATAATTGTTCGTCAAAAAACAAGTATTAAAAATTTTGAAAAGTTTGTTGATAAAATTACTGATGTCGCCGCAGATATTAAAATAGTTGAAAACTTTGATATTCAAGATCCTGAAGAGTTTGAAATTTCTGAATCTGAAGATACTCTTTCTATTCTGAATAGGTATATCCAAGAAGCAGAAATAAAACTTGATAAGTCTAAAGTTCAGAATATTATGAGACAAACTTATCAAGAAGCTTGTGAATTGATATAAGATGTATATTTTAACAATTTACGGCAAAGAAACTGATGGTGCATACTCTGTAAATGATGAAGACGGTGAACAAATACTTTATCTGTTTGATGAAGAAGATGATGCTATGAGATATGCTATGATGTTGGAGGATGGTGGAAGTCCAGAAATGCATGTTATTGAAGTTGAGGATGAAATAATGATTAAGACATGCGAAATGCATGACTATAAGTACACTATCATTACTAAAAATGATCTCGTAATACCTCCTGAAACTGCAAATGATTTTATTTGAAAAAATTCGTTGGAAAAACTTTTTATCAACTGGTAATCAATTTACTGAGATAAGTTTCACAGAACATCCAACAAATCTTATTATTGGAACAAATGGAGCTGGTAAGAGTACGTTACTTGATGCTCTTACTTTTTCTTTGTTTGGAAAACCTTTTCGTAAAATTAATAAACCTCAACTTGTAAATACAGTCAATGAAAAAGATTGTATAGTCGAAGTTGAGTTTTCTATTGGCAATACAAATTGGAAAGTTGTTCGTGGAATTAAACCAAATATTTTTGAGATCTATCGTGATGGTAATATATTAGATCAGTCCGCAGCTGCATTGGATCAGCAGAAATGGTTTGAGCAAACCATTATAAAAATGAATTATAAATCTTTTACTCAGATTGTAATTTTAGGTAGCAGCACTTTTGTCCCCTTTATGCAATTGACTGCTACCAACCGTAGAGAAGTAATTGAAGATCTTCTTGATATTAGAATCTTTTCTTCTATGAATAACTTAATGAAAGATAAAATTCGTGAGGTAAAAGATCAAACTAAAGTTTTAGAACTTAAGAAAGAATCACTTAACGATAAAGTTAAAATGCAAGAGAACTTTATCGATGAACTTGAGAGTCGTGGAAAAGAAAATATTAAAGACAAGGAAGATCGTATAGGTACTCTTCTTAATGAAGAGAATGAACATATGGGATCTAATGAAGAGTTGGAAAAATCTCTCATAAATGTCAGTGGTAAACTTGAAAAATTTTCTGGCGCAACTAGCAAACTTCGTAAATTGGGAGATCTAAAAGGAAAAATTTCTAATAAGGTAGCAACAATTACAAAGGAGCATAAGTTCTTCACAGAGAATACGGTTTGTCCTACATGTACACAATCAATCGAAGAGGACTTTAGAATAAATAAGATTGGAGACGCTCAAACTAAAGCTAAAGAGTTGCAATCTGGTTATAAAGAACTAGAGCAGGCAATTAAAGAAGAAGAAAATAGAGAGCGTCAATTCACAATTCTATCTAAGGAGATTACTTCACTAACACATGGCATTTCTCAAAACAATACTAAGATCGCTGGATGTCAAAGACAGGTCAGAGATCTGGAATCGGAAATTCAAAGAGTTACCGATAACATTGCAAACAGAACTACTGAACATGAAAAGTTAGCAACCTTCAAGGATAATCTAAAAACTACATACGACGAACTATCTCAACGTAAAGAAACAATTGATTACTACGATTTTTCTTATAGTTTACTCAAAGACGGTGGAGTAAAGACTAAAATCATTAAGAAGTATTTGCCTTTGATAAATCAGCAAGTCAATAAGTATCTACAACTTATGGACTTTTATATTAACTTCTCACTTGATGAAGAATTTAACGAAACCGTCAAGTCTCCAATTCATGAAGATTTTTCTTATTCTTCTTTCAGCGAGGGAGAGAAGATGAGAATTGATCTAGCACTCTTGTTTACCTGGAGAGAGGTAGCAAGGATGAAGAATTCTGTCAACACAAATTTACTCATCATGGATGAGGTGTTTGATAGTTCTCTTGATGGATTTGGGACAGAAGAATTTTTAAAAATTATTCGGTTCGTTATCAAGGATGCAAATATCTTTGTTATTTCTCACAAGGAATCTTTGCATGACAAGTTTGCAGATGTGATTCGATTTGATAAAGTGAAAGGATTTAGTAGGATGGTCTGATGCCAACTTTTGTACATAAAGAAACTGGTAAGAAAATATTCTTTGCACATATTCCAAGAACGGCAGGAAGATTTGTAGAGGCTAATCTTCTAGCAAATGGATTTGATTGGGATGATAGTCATTTAGATACTGGTCTCGGTGTAATGTCTGTTGTAAATGGTGTAGAGATTGCACATTATCATAGAGAATATTATCAACAATATTTGGATGTAAAAAATATTCCACACTTTTCTATTGTTAGAAGTCCCATTACTAGATTTATCTCAGGATCTGTTTATTTAAAAAGAACATATGGTGATGATATTCAATCAGTGATGGAGGATCCAATAATGTTTGCATCAATGATACAAAATCTACCGTTTAAGGAAGCATGGAATTGGTATAGACCTCAAGTAGATTTTCTGGCTAACAATACACAGGTTTGGAAGTTTGAAGACAAAATTGATAAAGATTTCGTTTCTTGGTTAAGTTGCATTATTGGCATTGATTTGAAATTTGATGACAATATTGTATATCCAAAATCCTCAGATGAAGGTAATAAACTAAAGAAAAGTCCACAATTAGAACTTAATATTAGATCTGCATATAAAAAAGACTTTGAAGTTTTGTATAAAAATGTTTAATTTATATTAAATATAACAAGAACTTCATTAAGTTAGCATACCAACACTAAATAGTGATAGAATTGGAGAAATGGATGTACTAAACTCTCTTTATTATTTTTTCATGAGGAGGACATCATGCACAATCTAGTATCATTTAATCAATTAGCAGACTGGACTAAGAGTCTTAAAAAACTTAGTCAAACTCTAGACATCACAATGGAGGAGAGTGATCAAATCAACGATTACTACGAATGTTTAATCGATTGTAGCGACGACCAAGCAACATGTAAACGAGTTTGCAGAACAATTTTAACCTGACCGAGACCAACCAATTGGAGAACTGTCACCTAATACCCCCGCCATAAGGTGGGGGTTTGGTATTATAGGTGCATACGAGACAAACCTATGGCAGTCAAGCAAGAAATCAAATCTCAACTCGCCAAACTCCTTGCCACTGAAGACTTGGTGGTAGAGCACAAACAGACCCAGACTGCCTGCTTCAATGTCCACACTCGTGTCTTGACTCTTCCCATGTGGGATAAAGCAAGTGACACAGTATATGACCTTCTGGTGGGTCATGAGGTGGGACATGCATTATTCACACCCGATGAAAACTGGTTAGAGAAAGTCGCAGTTCCTCCCCAGTTTGTGAACGTAGTTGAAGATGCAAGAATTGAAAAGATGATGAAACGCAAATATGCTGGACTAGCAAAAACTTTCTACCATGGCTACAAGGAATTACAAGCAGAAGACTTTTTCTCTATATCTGACAGCAATATTGCTGATCTTAATCTTGCTGATCGTGCAAATTTATACTTTAAGGTTGGTAATTTTGTAGATATTTCTTTTACTGAAGATGAGATGGCAATCATTCGAATGATCGAAGGTTGTGAAACTTTTGATGAGGTCTTGCAAGCAGCAGAAGAATTATATTTGTTCTGCAAGAATGAGAAAGAAGAGAAGGTAGATGATATGGAAATGCCACCAGAGGTTGGTGGTGAGTCTGATCAACCTGCAAGTGAATTGCCAGACAAAGAACCTACTGAGTCTGAAGGATCTGGTGATGATAATGATGATAATGAAATGACTAATCAGCAACCTTCATCTACAGGAGATTATGATGATGAACTTGAAGTCATGACTGCTGATGCACTACAGGAAAAGATTGAATCTCTTGTAGATAGTGGTGCGATTGATAATGTATATGTTGAGGTTCCAAAAGTAAATCTTGATGTAGTTATTGCCAAGAATGATGAAGTTCATTATGAGATTGACCGTTGGTTTGATCGTCAGCAAGAGAAGTTTTCTCATGTAGAACTTTTTGGAGAGGTTGACGCTAAGTTTATTAAATTCAAACGTTCTGCACAGAAAGAGGTCAATTACCTTGTTAAAGAATTTGAGTGTAAGAAAGCAGCAGACTCCTATGCCCGTGCTACAACAGCACGTACAGGTGTCTTAGATACATCTAAATTGCATACTTACAAATACAACGAAGATCTATTCAAAAAGGTCACAACTCTTGCTGATGGTAAGAATCATGGACTAGTCTTTGTCCTTGATTGGTCCGGTTCTATGAGTCGTGTTTTACTGGATACATGTAAACAACTCTTCAATCTTGTCTGGTTCTGTAAGAAGGTTGGTATCCCATTTGATGTCTATGCATTTACTAATGAGTGGGAACGTCCGATGTTTGATCTTCACACTGGAGATGTTATCAAACCTGCAAAAATTGGAGACCGCACTGATAAAAAAGAATATACATTGGCAATTAATGATGATTTTTCTTTGATGAATATTCTTACTAGTAAAGTAAATGGTAAGAGTATGGAACACCAGATGAAGAACATTTGGCGTGTTGCTACTTATCATAATAATTATTATCATTCAACCTATACAATTCCTTCACGATTGAGTCTTTCTGGCACTCCTTTAAATGAAACTCTTGTTTCTCTTCATGAAATTCTCCCCAAGTTTCAAAAGGAAAATAGAGTGCAAAAAGTTCAGTGTGTTATTCTAACCGATGGTGAAGCAAACGACATTGGGTATAATGTAGAAATTATTAGACCTAGTAATCGTTATATGGGTCAACGTCGTGTGCATCCTGGACATGCTTTTCTTCGTGATCGGAAGACTGGAAATACATATAAGTTTGACTATGGATGGCATAGTTTCACTGAGACTTTGCTAACAAATATGCGTGATAAGTTTCCATCAGTAAACTTTATTGGTATGCGTGTTCTAGAAGGTCGTGGAGCAACTGACTTTATCAAACTCTATTACAATTATGGAGATACTGATTATGATAAAATCATGTTTGATTGGAGGAAGAACAGGAGTTTCTGTATCAAGAAGTCTGGATATCATGCATACTTTGGTCTTTCTGCAACTGCACTATCTCAAGACTCTGAGTTTGAAGTTGATGATGGTGCTACCAAAGCAAAAATTAAATCTGCTTTTGTCAAGTCTTTGAAAACTAAGAAACTAAATAAGAAGGTTCTTGGTGAATTTATTTCTTTGGTGGCATGAACTGGAAAGAAATCGCACTTCAAAGTGAAACTAACCCTAAGGTCCGTAAGATTCTTTTAGAGGGTCCTAAGAAATTAACAGATGCATGGTTGCTAGGTGCATTGAGAATTAAGTATGGACGGTTTGTAAAGTGAACACTCTGCCCCCGACTCTGCCCCACTCTGCCCTATAATAACTTCAGTTCAAACAAACAACATGTCCCTCTCACCCGAGTTCATTCGCACTTCCCTTCAGGGATTGTATGGTGAGTCTGTTGCTGCTGCTGATATTCGTGCCTGGTGTGCTATGAATGGTGCGAACTATCAAACTGTCACTAACAAACTTACTCAATACAAAACTAGTCGTGGAAAGTGGAACTTGACCTTACAAGAAAAACTAGAACAAACCTATCAGGCACCAACTGCAATGCCTGCCGTTGAGCAAAATCTTATTCCGGCAAAAGATGATAACTTCGTCAGCTTTGGTAACTTCAGTGATATTAAAAAAATTATTAAGTCCGGGTTATTTTACCCTACATTTATCACAGGTCTTTCTGGTAATGGTAAAACGTTCTCTGTGGAGCAAGCATGTTCTCAAACAAAACGAGAATTGATCCGAGTAAACATTACAATCGAAACAGATGAAGATGATCTTATTGGTGGTTTCCGTCTTATTAATGGCGAAACCGTCTGGCACAATGGCCCAGTCACTGAAGCACTCCAGCGTGGAGCAATCTTGCTCCTTGACGAAATCGACCTTGCCTCAAACAAAATCCTTTGTCTCCAATCTATTCTCGAAGGCAAAGGAGTTTTCCTCAAGAAGATTGGCAAATTCATTACGCCCGCAGAAGGTTTCAACGTATTCGCAACCGCAAATACTAAAGGTAAGGGATCCGAGGACGGACGATTTATTGGAACTAATGTGCTCAACGAAGCCTTCCTTGAAAGATTCCCTGTAACCTTTGAGCAGTCCTATCCTGCCTCTGCAGTGGAGCAGAAGATCCTTATGGCACTCTGTAGTGATACAGACTTTTGTAAGCGTCTCTGTGATTGGGCAGACATCATCCGTAAGACCTTCTATGATGGTGGTATTGAAGAGGTCATCAGCACCCGTCGTCTGGTTCATATTGTTCGTGCATACAGCATCTTTAATGATAAGGCAAAGGCAATTCAGGTTTGTGTAAATCGTTTCGATGATGAAACCAAGCAAGCATTCCTGGAACTGTACGACAAAGTTGATGCAGATTTCCAGATGC